GTGAATCCTGTAACAATAACATTACCTCTGACATCAAGAGCCTCATTAGGAATCGTAGTCCCGATGCCGACCAGACCAGTATCAGTTACTAACAGGTTGTCATCATCGACCTGAACACCGTTACGAAAATTAAAATTCTTCTTGATATTTGCCATCAGTTATTTTTTTAGTTATTTATTTGATTCAAGTGATTTAACTTTAGCAGTCAATTCCTTAACTGCTTCAATTAAAACTGGAATTAATCTATCATAACGAACTGCTTTTACACCATCACCTCTTGTGGTTGTAACGCCAGGTAATCCAAGTGCCTCAACCTCTTGTGCAAGAATACCAGTATCTTTAGTTCCATTATCATATGGTGTTAAATCTGTTAATCCTGCATTCCAAGTAAAGGTATTACCACTAAGTCTATTAATCATATCAAGTGCATTTTGGATAGGTGATATATCTTTCTTGAGGTTTATATCAGATGAGCTAAATGCAACTAAATCACCACCTGCATGAATGTTACCCTCAACTCCAAGACCACCAGCAGTAATAATCAATGCACCTGTGTCTTTACTTGTTGAGTTTGTGCCACTATCAACTGTTAATGTTCCATCGACTTCTGCGTTCGCTGTAATGTGAACTTTATTGTTTGATGAATCTAGAACTAAATCACCAGTTGTGGTGTTTATAGTTGTACCAGCAGTAAGTCCAAGTGTAATGTTATTTGCTCTAACGTTGTTAGTAACATTAAGTTGAGTTCCATTGAATGTAAGTGCAGCAGATGTTGTGGTTGTATTAGTGTTGTTATTAAATAGAACTCTATTCTGTGCACCAACCACATTTGTTGCTAAAGTCGCTGTATCAGCGTTACCACTCAATCCACCACTTACACTTAGATTTGGAATATTTAAAGTATTAGTAGATGCATTAAATGTAAAGTCAGCATCTGTTGCGGTGGTTGTCATTTGACCAGTTGTTAAACTGGTTAACACAACTCTTTGGACTCCTGATGCTGCTGTTAATGTGGAACCAGTATTTAATAATCCAGTACCATCACCAAAGAATGTTGAAGCAGTAATAGAACCAAAACCAACTATATCGGGAACTCCAGAAAAACCTGTGTTGTTACCAACTAAGTCACCACCAATATGAACACTCTTAGCAATACCAACTCCACCATCTATAACAACTGCACCATTTGTCGTTGCAGTAGAATTAAGTGTACTTCTAAACTTGGCATCTTGTGCACGAATCTCTGCTTCAGTAATAAGTTGTTTAGTGTTATCTGATAGTCTTAAATCACTATTAAATGTTACAGGACCATCAAACTGTGATAGTATTTGTTTTGATGAACCACCTTCAACTAGTAGTCTTTCTTTAACAACAACTTCATCTGCAACTATACTTAATCTATTTGGATCTTCACCAGTTACAGTTGAAACGGGTATATCAAATGTTTTCTGTTGTCCACTTGCAGATTCAATCTTAGTATTACCAATATAGAAATCACCCTTATCATTCATACCTGTGTAAACAACATTACCACAAGATGTTTCCTGTGCTTGATTAAGAAACTCTTCTCTTTCAGTTAATGTTCTATTCTGTAATTGTGGTAATGCAGTAGAATAGTTACCTGGACCAAAACCAACGTATTCAAATGTATGTCCTGATGACCTTAATATCGATGGTCTACGAAGTTCAATCGGTAATGGTTTTACTTTTTTAATTCTTGAATTAATCAGGTGTGTTTGAGTATTTGTTCCAAGTGAACCACGAATAACTGTGATTTCATCACCACCTCCACCACTTAAAGTGCTAGATGCGACACGCATTATCTCTGCACCTATCTGAATATATGAACCAAGTGGGAATCTCGATGTGATAGAAGTAGCATTTGTTGTTCCGTCAGGAAGTTTAACTTTAAATGCTGCATCACCTGTCCCTACTGCTTCATTAAGAACCAGTGTTTCGTGGTCAAATATATTAAATCCTCTTACATCTATGTTCTCTCCAGCTTTTCCAGAGATAGATTCATTATCTGATAAACCATGCTTCAGAATATATTTTGCATCAGTTAATGATGATGTTGTGACTGCACTAAATTGTGTAATACCAACAACTGAAGTTACTACAAAGTCTCCAAGTGATGCATCACTGCTATTCAATACTCTAAATTTATTACCAACTGATAATCCGTGGTCAACTGGTGTTGTAAATTGTGTTGTACCAGAGGTTGTAGACGCAGATCCAACTGCAACCCAAGGACCCATATCATGAATCTGTTGACCATCAAGTATAGTATCCGCAGCAGATTTTGCAACAGTAATTTGCTTATTGCTATTAATGCTTGAAATACGATGGTATGAATCAGTTCCAGTTGTAATACCAGTAACTTGAACATAATTTCCAGTTGCAGTTGAGATACCAGCAGTTGCAATTGTTATTCTGGCATTTGGTGATCCACCAATACCACCCAATGCAACTGTTTGACTATCAAAGAATAATGTTTCACCATCTGTATAAGCAGAACCACCCTCTGTAATTTCAACTGATGTAACTGCACCACTAGATACAACAACTTTCGCAGTTGCACCATCCCAAGGAGCAGTCGCTGGAGTTGCATTTGAATTTAATAATCTTACGTTGTGATATGTTCCATCTACGTGTCCAGAACCACCATTCAATGTTGCATGAAATTTAAGTGATTGGAAACTATGCTCTTGATCAAGATTAATTACAGAGTTTGTACTATTATTAGTTACAGATGTAATACCAATTGACCCATCAAAATTCTTTAAGAATTGGTTTGTTGTCTCCCTAGTAATACTTTTCTTTAAATCATTAGTTACAACATCACCGACTGGAAATCTCTTTGCATAAGATACAGCAGCAGGTGGGTTTGCATCTACATTATCACGGTCATATTGTGGAAATAAATTAACAATATTTTGATTGTACTTATTTTCAGAAAATTCATTGGATACCTCGTCCATTGAATTATTACTATTCAATACAAATAGATGGAATACACCATCTTGGACATCTTGAATGTAAGGAGTAATTACTTCAGTTCTGTAGATAAAGAAGTTACCACTATTATTATTACGATCAAATCTTGGTAGTAAAGTTGAACGAGTTTGTGTATTGTTTGTAAATGTACCAGTTGAATGTGTAACTCCTAATGTATCTACAGGTGAATATCTAAACTCTTTATCATTCGTTATCTCAGCAACGATAAATGTACCATTATATCCCTTGTCATTGAGAGCATTAGAGTTAGTAGAACTTTGAACGTTTTTAACTATGACTTGATCACCCACACCTAAATTATGTGGTTTGTCTGAACGAATCTTAACTAATTGTTGTGTGCTATCGAAACTTGCTTGTGATATGAATCTAGTATTTCTATCGAAACCATAATCACTTGAAGAGATTGTAGTCTTACTAAAATCAGTATTAGCTAATACGTTAGTTGAACTAGAATCTTGAATTACGAATCCATCTGTTGGATCTTTAGCGTTTGATAATTCTTTAGGAACAACATATCTCAATTTGTATATTTTCTCATCTAAACTTCTATCATCATCAGTTCTTAAAACATATGTTATGTCATCATCAGTTGCATTTGCATATATTGATGAACCATTATGTATGGTATTTCCTGTTGCACTTGTATGAACAAACCATTGACCAGCACTTGCATCATATTGAATTGGATGTCCAGCATCATTTGGTTTCTTATCAGACACCCTACTGATGATACGGAATTTATCAGATGTACTTGCAACAGTTTTTACGAATACAGGAACCGCTAAATCTGCGTTTGTTTTCGATGACGCAATTCTTATTTGATTCGCTCCAAGTGCAGAATCTTGAGCATTTGTAATTGCAAAGTAAACTGTATGTTCATCAATATTTTCAGGTAAGTTACCGTCATCAGCGATGATTCTAATTGATTCTCCATTTGCCAATTCATGTCCAGTTCCTATTGTGAATACAGATTTAACTGATGCACTTGCGTCAGAATGAATTGCTTCATAATTTTTCTCACCAATATTTGTTGTTCCTGATGCACCATTTGGCATCACAACAGTTGCTTGGAAAGTACTTCCACCCCTATCAACAAACAATTTTTCATCAGACCTAGCACCAATACGGAAACCTTGAGCAATGTGTGCGGGAGGTAAACTTAGTGTTGGTTGAGCAAATAAGAATAATTTAGTTGGTGTTGTTTCTGAAACGTCAATTTGTAAAAACTCTATCTGTTGCTCATCATTAACAACTGAACGTGGTGTGATGATAGATGTGATAAATCCTTTATTATCTTTTTCAAATGCTTCTTTCTTAAATCCTTCTGCAACTAATGAGAATGAACCAAAGTTAGAGTTAGAGTTGGTTATAGATGCGTCAGCACCATTTATCATTTCAAAGTGTGCATGGAAACCAATCGCAAACACGGATACAATTTGAACAACAGAGTCGTTTGATACTTTAATATGAGTTGTTCTAAAACCCTTTCTATAGTTTGCTTCTTGATCTAAGTGAAATACTGTATTTGGGTTTGTAGATGATGATTCAGAAGCTAATAGTGCACCTGTCTGTTTAGAGAAAGCAATACCACTATATCTTCTATTTGTCTTATCATACTTAACAAATGCTCTGTCATCTTTTTGAAGTGATACTGCTGTAAACTGAGCAGTAACCATTGATTTGAAACCAGTAGCCTTTGCACCATCAGCGTGTAAACCCTGCATACCATATACAGAACGCATTGATACGTTGAAGATATAAGGAGATGCACCTGTAACTGTATCAGTTTCAACCAATACTTGTGCGTTTGCAGAACTTAATCCACCAGCAGCACCTGCTGGTAAGTTTGGTCGAACGAATGGTAATGAATATTGAAATCTAGTATCGTCAATTACATTTGAAACTTTTGTGGATATATTATAGTCTGCTACATTCACACCACGAACCTTAATCGGTGTTCCACCTGTAAGATTATGATCGACTTGTGTAGTAACGGTTACGACTTGACCTGGTGTTGCTCCATCACCAGATTCAATGTTTGTTATATTAAGTGGGTCAGTTGCAAACGCACCAACGATTTCAAATTCTGGTCTTTGTGGTGAAAATGCAGCTTCAGCAGATGGATATTTTTGGTCAATCTCACGGTTTGATGCTCGGTTGAAAGCATTACTTAATTTACTATAATATATGTCAAGATCAGTAAGATTACTAAAATTATCAAGAGTGTTGACTCCATCTGCGTATTCAAAAGCAGTAATCTTATGGTGAGAAAATGTTGGTTTTGATTGATTATTAGCACTAAAGTCAGATGGATCTGTATATACTAATCCTGATTCATCACCGTCAAAGAATGTAAATTGCCAGAAATAACAAGCACCAGTAATTCTAAAAATAGCAGTGTTTGTAACGTTGTTGTCAGTTGGGTTTGGAACATATAACGGTCTTATTTTTGTTTTTCTTAAATCTAAACCTACGATTGATGTACCTCTTGGAACAACAACACCACCATTGACACTATTAAATTTGTAAAGTATATTATCTTCTTGTGTTAAATCAAAGTTTGAATTAAGAGTCAGAGTTAAAGTATTCTGTGCTCCACTCGCTGAACCACTTGGACTAATTGCTTTCGCAATACCTGCTTCATTTCTTATTCCAAATCCTGGTCTATTATCTATTAAATGGTCACCAGGAAATATAAGTATTGTGGTTCTTTCTACTAGGTCATTATCGTTACCACGAAGATATGAGAATCTAGCAGCCTCAATAAGTGCTCTTTGGATCGTTTTAAATGGTTTGGTTAATGAATTACCTTGATTTTCGATACCATCGGTTGAATCAAGATCATTTGGATTTACATAAAGAACACGACCCTCAGTATTCTTTATAAAATTCTCTAACTTATTAAGAGGCATCTTTTTTAACTACTATAAATGTGATCGATTAGACCAATACATACTAGGTCTATTTAGCTGGTTGCAATAGTCCTAAAAAATTATTTATCTGTTGTTACTGCCAAATCTGCATACTTTATGTTTTCTGGGTCAAGCATTCTATCACACACATCTAAAACCCTCATAAACTGGTCAGTATCTTCACAAGCAATTATCTTGTGTTTTCCATTTTCACTCTTTAATTTGAAGGTCTTAGCACAAATGTCTACTACAACCTCTAACATGAAATCTTCTGGCATTTAATACATACATATTCAGTATTATAGCATATGTATAAAATCAGTCAACTATGATAGAGTGAGACTTGTACTTCCAATACCAGCAACAGTAAATGTAAGAGTTGACCCGACCACGCTTATCTCTACATTATTAAATGATTGTGCGTATACATCGCTGTAAATGAATACATCTTCTGTAAACTCTGTCTTTTGATTTATAGAGTTTATATCATCTATATCATAATCTGGTGCGGGCACACCACCTGTTTTAAAATCGCTCATACGTATTTACCTAATGATGCAGCTGCAGGGGTATTTTGAAATACTTGTGACATCCAATCAACGTCCCTAGCAAAAACTTTTACACCAATTTGTCCTCTCGTTCCAGTTACAAATAAACTTTTACCACTAATGGACGTTTTTCTAGCACTAATTCTAGTAGTGTTCTGTGTTGTTGCCATCAATTGAGCAGAGTCAATCTCGACTTTTCCTCCAGTGCTTAACTCAATATTTTGCTCGGCATCCAATATAATATTTCTTCCCTTAATTCTAACATCACCATTACTCTCAGCTGATATTGCTATATCACCCTTTGTTCCGACAATGTTAACACATAATCCTCCACCGTCAACACTAGCACCACCCGCAATGGTTATACACTGGTCTGCTAATATTTTTAATTGTCCATCACCCATCATCCCAATATTACTTACATCTTTTGAGTCTGAATAACCGTAAAGATTATAAGCAATATTTCCGCAAACTCCCAACTCTGGGTTTGCAGTCTCGATTCTAAAATGAGGACCAAAAGAGTCATATTGCCTCTTCTGCCAATTTTGGTCTGTTGCTGGTTTTGTCATAAATTTATTTATTAGTAACCGCCATAACCGCCACCTCCTCCACTACTTGGTGGTGGTGAACTAGGTGGTGGTGAACTAGGAGGAGGTGAACTGGGTGGTGGTGAACTTGTGCTTGGACTTGGTGATGAAGTTGAACCATAATTTATTGTACCATCACCTTCTGTAGAGTCAACCATAGATGATGTATCACTCTCCATACTTGTCATTTGTTCACTTGGTTCGTAAGTCACCTGACCATCAGACGAAATTGTTGTAAACGAAGTGGATGGAACAACCACACTTCTTGAGGTTCGACTTTCTTGTGGTGTATCATATATGACTGCGTGAGGTGTTGTCGTATGTGCAGACCCAACCATTCTCCTACCTGTTGGAACGTGAACATGAAATGGTCCGTAATATGGTTCACCATTAACGAATCCCACAATACCTGTATTTCTAGGAGTAATACAATCAATAACTTGCTTGACTCTACCTTGGTAGGACGGTCTGGGTGCCAATTGTGCTTTTAATAATGCTCCACTGCCAGTTGGTGAAATTATCTCAACCTCTGGTAACGTATTATGAGTTTGTAAATTATTGACAGCGGGATTAGGGGGAATTACATTTAAAATTCTTCCTTGTTCATCTAAAAACTTTTCATAAATATTACCCTTGTCATCAACTACAATATCAGATTGTGTATAATTTTTACCAGGTTTAACGACTACAACGTGATCAACTGTATATACACCTTCATCCCCTTCTTCAGGTTCGATTACAGGATAGTTTTCACCAGAACTTACAACGTAAACGTCAGTCACTTGTTGGAATGTAGGAGATGCTGGATCATAATCAATAACTGATCTTGCTATAGCTCCATAACCCTTACGACAAGTATCAGTAATTTCAACAAATGGAGGTGACTTATATCCACTACCTGGATTTGTTACTCTCATTCCTATAAGACTTGCAGTTTGAACTGCAAATGCGTCAGATACAATTGAACCAAGAATAGGTGATACTTGTGCTCCTTCTCCTCCACCACCAAATAAATTAATTTTAATTCCTGAACAATTTAATGGTGGTCCTGTATAACAATTACTCAATGTGCTACTAAATCCAGGTGTACTAACATCAGGTCTCATAAAATCAAATAACCCAAGATTACCTAATACACCACCTGGACTTGCTGATGCCTCTTTTAATTCCTGTGCTGCGTTTGCGATATCTAAAACTTTGCCAGCGATGTTTTCTAAACTCAATGATGCAGGACCTAAACCAAGAATCCATTTATTTGTTTTTTCACCTAAAGCTGCTGAAGGAACTTCACACTCACTAAATGCACTTGCTATTCCAAGTAATCCTTCTGCCTTACCTCTCAACATCCCCTCTATATCACCATTGAATATATTTGACACACCTGACATTACATCTGCCATTTCAGTATTAATTCCCTTTATCACATCATTAAATAACGCACCCACAAATTGATCACCTATACAGTCGGTAAAGTTGTTTACGTTATTTGTAAAATCTGCTAGTAGATTTGACACATCCCCAAATAATTTATCAGTAATATTCTTGACCAAGCAAGGCATTTTATCTTGTATTTTAAGAACATTTGGAATCATTCCCTCCTGTGCTTTCTGTGCTGCCTTTTTTGCAAGAGAGAGATCACCTGTTTTTTTGAATACTTTACCAAATTCATCCTTTCCAAGTTTAATTATTCCACCATTTAAAGATGGAGCTAAATCATCAAAAGTTGTATTCACCATATCTTTTATCATTGGTGCTGCTGCCGATACTATATCTCTTGATGATTGAGCTAATCCCTTTAATTTTTCAGTTGGAACAGCATTTTTAACGTTTAAGGCATTTTTGACTTTATTTTTAATATTATTGATTGTCTTTGAATTACTACTTGATGCTGCGATTCCTTGTGCTAATATAATTTCCTGACCTATCGCACTAAAAGCTTGAGTATCAATATCAGCAAACTGTCTTTTTAGACCCTCAATTATTGGTTTTGCATTTTCTGCTGAATTTTTTAATCCAGTTTGTATTGCACCTGAATCAAGCATATCTTTTAACTCTGATGCAGCAACAGGACCACCTAATAAATTACCGAGTATATCATTAGGTTGAATTAGTTGGTCTAGTTTTGCTTTTCCTTCTTCTAATTTTTTATTTAAATCGTCAATAATTTCTGTTGTTAAAAATCTTGGTGACTTTTGACTCTTATTAGAATCATCCCCACCTTCATTTTTTGATATAAATTCATTATTTGGTTTTATTTTACTTGTGTATCCTGTAAATGGTTGAAATGGTGATTTATATTCTTCATCACTTGCATAATATGAACCTGTATTCGCAAAAATACCTAAAATAACAGGCAATTGTGCATCATCACCATCAAGGAAAAATCCCATTACAGTATCGCCTGGTGATATACGAATTGATCTTGCTCGATTTGCTTTTCCTGAACCACCCTGTGCAGAAAGTAATACTTGAGCCCAAGGCAAATCATCGTCTGCTAACTCAGTTATATCTGCAGGATGATATCCGTAAATACGAACTTTCATCCTACATCCCCAAGTATTTCCTATTTGGTTAATTTGATTCCCCTGTGCAGCTTCTGGTGCAACCTGACCAATCCACCAACGGAATCCATCCTTACCTAAAAAATTTGTTTTGAGTAAATTATTTTCTATCATTTTCTTCCAAAAGAGTCTCTAACAATTTTTAATTTTGAGTATGAACCTTTGCCATCAAAATAATGTGCTAGTTCCTTTATCATATATAGTCCACTCATCTCAGGATCACTTGTTTTTCTATCAACATCTGATAACTGAGGAAATTCACATCTTATTATAATACCAGCATTGAGTTGTGTATTAAGGGGTACTGTAATTTCAACGACCTGAGTGAATATTTGATTATATCTCATCATAGATTGAGCATGTATTCTTTGTGGATCTGCGTTTCTTTTTACTGGATCATTCCATCCTTCATCTTCCGCATCTTTTTCAAGAGTTCCTACATCAAGCATACTAACGAATATACGACTTGGCAGATCACCTAAAGTTTTATCACTATCATCATCAATTCTTGGTAATTCTATTTCTTTATCACCTAAATTATTAGCTTTACCGATGTAATTATTTGAATTAAATACTGAAATAGATGGTTTGAATGAAACAGGATTTATATAATATCTCTGACTACTATAAGCACCTCTTTCTAGTTTTCCAATCAAATCTTGATTTCTATTTGTACTATAAGTTAGTATTTTAAAATCTTTATTCGGATCATCTTCTTTAATAACTCCTGGTGTGTAAAGGAAATCTCGTTCAAAAGGTTCTGATTCCATAATTTGATCAAGAGATCTAAAATTAAACCCCTCTTTTGTCTCATAAAATACATATCCAGCAGACGAATCCTCACCAGGTTTTGCCTTTCCAGAAACAGATTTAGATGCTAACCAAGTTATGATTGTGAATGGTTTTTTCATATTTCCTATGAATCCATACGTATTTTGTGTTTCCTCAATTTCACCAATTTTATCACCATCAACTCGTAGATATTTTTTCAAAATATCATCCACAGATCCTGATATTTTTTGCGAAGTTGGAAATTTCTTACCAACTCTACTAGTTTCATTTGTTATTGCTTCTCTTGACACAAGATTCAATGTAAAACTTTCTGTGCCTTCATCTATCAAAACATTTGTTATTGAGGCTACATAAAAATAATTTAAAGGACTTTTAGAGAAATCTAATCCATCATTAAGTTCTGAATTACCTGCTATTTTAATTAGAACTCTCTCACCTCCTCTTAAAGGTAATCCATTGTATACTGATTGTAAATTACCATCTTCACCCTCAATCGCACCACTTGTATTAGTTACGATTACTCTAGCAGTCAAATATGGTGAAAATATGTTTTCAAAATATGTGAACGCTATGACACCCTCTGATATATCAGCAGTCCTTGTTCCGTCTGCGGATTCAACTATAAACTTTTCGTAAATTGATTTATCTATTGATGCCATTATGTGCTAAGTATGATTGTTTGAATTTTTTTAGTGACAATTTTTTCATTATCAAAATTAAACCCACCAATATTATTTAATCCAGGTTTACTACCAACAGTCGTGGTAGAGGGTATTTGTTTATTCATTGATACAGCTTTTTCAACTATAATAACAGTATCTCCAGATTTTTTCTTTGATTTCATATCATCTCTTACCTTTAAAGGAGGTATGATTGAAGCAACATCTTTCTTATCACCAGTCATTGTGACCTCATTTACCGCATTTATTGTTTCTTTAATTTGTGCAATACCTGCAGTAACTCCAGTATTTACATCCTTATTTTGTGCACTCTGAATTTCTTGCGATTCAGTTTCTTGTTTTCCTTTACTACCAAAAAGATCTTCAAAAAAGTTATTTAATCTTGCTGTAACACCACCTGATTCTTCTTGTTTTTTTTCTAATTCATTATCAGCGTTCCTATTCTCTATAGTTTCACCCTGACTTTGTGCATTTTTTGAAGCAATCTCTTTAAACTCTTCTGTATCTTTGATACCACTTATCAAATTTTGATTATTAGGGTCTGAATCTTTTTGTGCTATTGTTGTGTTTCCTGATGTGTCAACGGCAGTAAACTCCGTTGCTACTTTTTCATCCTTCAAATCTACTTTTGTATCCGTTGCATTATTTTCAGTTTCATTTGCATTAGTTTTTGTTTCAACGAGATTAAAATCATTCTCATTTAAAATTTCTTCATTACCTTGATAGTCTTCAAGATTAGCATTTTTAGGATCATTAAATTTATTTCCGACTGCAATCAAATCTTTTCTTATTCTGCCTAAGTTAGCATTTGCACCGTCAAGTGCATCTTCATTCTGTTTCTGTAATTGTAGTAAATCTTGTATCGGAAGACTTTGAAATAAACTAACAATTCCATTTTTTAAGCTGATGAAAAAATCACCAACATCATTTACAAAATTTGTCAAATAACCAATAAGATCTCGTATACGATTTATTACACCTGTAATACTTTTTATAATTTGTGGTAAGTTATTAACAAACCACCCTATCAATACTATACCAAAGAAATCTAAGATTCTTCCAAGAAAACCTTTCGTGCTCCTAGAGATTACATTACCTTGTTTTTTTGCAACTCCAGTTACACTTGATGACTCTAATTCATCCTCTCTCTGTTTTCTTCTTACGTTTTCCCTTCTCTTTTCAAAATAATTATTATCATTACTTATCAAAGTTCTTTTAAATTTATTATTTTCGTTTGTTAATTGAGCAATTTCAGATGCAGTTTGTCTAGCACTTGCCAAACCCTTTGTGAAATTTGTAACTGAACCTCTTATTGTGTTGAGACTGATAGATGATTTCAGTACTGCGTTTCTTCTATCCTTTATTGACATTATACCACCACATTATACATTGATTCAGAGAGTCCGATAAAATTATTCGCAAAATCTGATGAGGGGATGTTAGGTATATAATCACTTGGTGTTTTTGAACTCGTCGCCATGTTTGCCATCGCTGATGTGTCTTGTTTATCGTTATTACCTAAAGGAATTAATTGAATATTTGGTGATTCTGTGAAAGATGAAATGAGTTCTGAGACTTTTGAATCTTTTTTTAACGTAGGTGTAATAGCAGAAGCATTTTTTGTATCGACCAGTTCATAACTTAGGGTTTCATCTACATTAGTGGGTTTTACTTTTTCATTATTGTCAGATGATACTTTTGATTCTTCTCTCCTTCTTTCATTTAAACCTGATGCCTCATCAGCAATTTTTCCACCAGTCATAGCACCAATTGTTCCACCAGTGAGTCCTGCTAATAAACTAGTTCCGATTGCACCAATCACAGTTGAAATTGGTTCTGGTATAAGCGTCATCGCTATAAAAAAACCAGCGAGTCCACCTAAAGCTGTTCCAGTGGCTCCCATTCCAGCCTCTTTATTACTTTGACCTTCTTTTTTTCTACCTCGGAAATCAAGAAAAGCAAAAAGTGTATCCAATCCAAGAGTACCTTTACTCAATGTGGCTTTTTTAGCAGCAACTAAACCTGAATTTTTAGGTTTAACACCCTCAAGGGATTCAGTAACTACTTTTTTTCCAGTTACACTCTTAAAGAAATTTGCTATTCGTTCTCTAAATCCAGGTTGACTAACAGTAATACCAGTACCAGCTGTTATTCCTACTCCTGATGTTATATTTTTAGCATTAAGTAACTTTTTTCCTTGTTTTGATAATGCTTCTGGACCTTCCTCTACTAATTTTTTTGCAAACTTAACAAAATTCTTTCTAAAACTATTTACATTATTTTTAATAAAGTTTAAGGCACCTGTAAATGGTCTTGCTAGTAAAGCAGAAAATGCAAATTTGACTGCTAAACCTGCAATAGAACCCACTGATGTTACTAGAGCACCGACACCAATAACCATAGTAGTGGCAATTGCTGCTAAAACACCCAAGTCTCTTAAAAATTTTTCTTTGAATTTCTTCAGTTCATCAATATTACCTTCCGATTGTAATCTAAGAAATGATAAAGATTTATCGGTTAACCACCCACTAGCTAATATGAATAAAAATTCGGAAAGTCTACCTAATATACCCTGTGTCTTTGCTGCGACTCTTCTTACTGGTGACAATAATGCGTTTTGTATTTTTCTTTCTAAGTCAGATTCTTTTCCCTCTCTAAGTCCTTGCTCTGCTAATATTGCTTCTCTTTTTTGTTTAGATGCTTCTCTCTGTCTATCTAACTGGTCACTTATCTCTAAATTTGATTTTAAAACTCCAAGAGAATTATTTAATGTTGATACTTGTTCAGATATATTTGTTAATTGTACTGCGACACCTGATATAGCAAGTGAATTTTGACTAAGTAAGTTGGTAGTTTGTGGATCTGGTTGTGGTGGTAAAATCGAACGACCAGTAAAGACATTAGAAGATATACTTCTCCTAATACCTCTAAGTCCTCCAGCTATCGGTGATCCAAACTCATCCATTACGTTCTTGTTGTGCTTTTAAATTTTCCTCTTCAATATACTGTTGTAAAAGCGAAATGTAAATTTCTCTTTCCCAAGGTATCATATTCTCAAGTTCAGTTAAACTATATTTATGATGTTGCATCAAAGAAAAATTCAACTTATAGTATGACACGAGATCTTCATGTGCCATACTTATCCGAAAAAACTCTGTAACCCCTCTAGTTTAATTTCACTATCTACCTTAGTATTTGGATTTGTTACCTTTACAATATGAGATAATTTTGGCATAGTTGTAAAGAAATTTTCAACCATCTTAAATTGATTTGAATTTAGTGATTCAATAAAATCGGATAATTCTTTCTTTGTACATTCTTGATGTGACCATGTTTCTTCTTCTGAATAAACTTGATCAATACAAGATGAAATTAAATCAAAAGTATCATCAACCTTCATATTTTCAACTTGGTCGAAATTTGTTTTTATAAACTCATTCAATGATGGATATTTCATTCTCAAAGTATAAGTATCATCCAACTTGATATCAGTTTGATGATTTTCATCTTTTTGAACTTTTATATCATCAATATTGATTGACATAGGCACTTGTGTCTTCCCATCATCAGGACAAGTGACCATCACTTCAATTTGCTCTCCTACAGATTTACCTCTTATATTCAAGAACAAATATTCAATGTCAAACGTTGAGAGTTTATCAACTTTTGTTCCCTTTGTTAAAATACATTTTGCTAGAACATCTTTTACTGCTCTTGCTATTTGTTTTGTATCTTGGGATTCCATCGCTAAAATCAATATTTTTTCCTCCTTTACTAAAAAAGGTCGATATTTGATTTTTCTATTAGACGATGGCAAATTCAACTCATAAGTAGGAGTTGTTATGGTTGGTAATGGCATAATAATTATAGCACTTCAGTACAATTATTTATAGGGGTTATTTTAATCGAACAGCGTGGATTGACTACCAAATCTTCTATTAACTCCCCCTTTTATTAAGTTGGCAGGTAAGTCCCTATAATTTGTTCCTTCATTAAGAAGTGCTAAATCATCTCTCATAATTCGACTTAAAGAATCAGCATTATCTCTTTGTTGTTTTCTTGTTCTTGAAGCATCTACACGACCTTGATTATTTAAATCTAAACCTAAAGCTCTTGCTAATGAACTTGATTCACCACATACATACCTATCAAAACTAAATGATACACTTGCTTTTAAGACTTGTGAATTATTATATGATACTCTTGTAGAATTAAGTGCTAAAGGGAATAATCCAATAAATCTATATTCAATGAATTGGAAATGATTTTTTTCAAATTTAACGACCCTTGTATCATTTGATTTATATTCATCTGGATATTTCATTTTAAAATGATATGTGTCAGATGATGGGTCAGCCACTGAACCACTAGAAATAAATTCAATCCAATGCTCTAAAAACTTCAAAGATTTATATTCATTATCAACATAAAAATCAAAATTAACTTGAGTAAAATTTCTTGTATGTGCAAATCTTTCAATAACACCTTGATAATCACCAGCAGTATTTAAAGTTGCCATTGCACTGCCTGGCAAAACTGCATCACTACATAGTAATCCTACGTTATCTGATATAAAACGATCATTTACTCCTTTTCCTCTTAAAAATTTTCGACAGTCTCCTCGTGGTAAAACAAATTTTACTAAAAATTGAGATGTCTGAGCTACATTTTGTAACTTAGGCATTATATCTGATATTTGTCTCGGTCTTGGTGCTGGCACTCTAAATACTTCTATAGTATAGTTATTTAGATGGCTTATAAAGGAAAATACTATCCATCTTTTCCTAAAAAATATAAAGGTGATCCTACTAATATAATTTACAGGTCACTTTGGGAAAGAAAATTTATGGTATATTGTGATAAGAATAACAAAATACTAGAGTGGGGAAGTGAAGAGATTGCTCTCCCATATATTTCACCTCATGATAGACGTATCCATCGTTATTTTCCAGACTTTTATATTAAAGTTCAAGAGAATACAGGAAAAATAAAAAGATATCTGATTGAAGTTAAACCACTCAAGCAAACTGTAAAACCAAAGAAACCAAAAAGACAAACCAAAGGTTATATCCGTGAAGCATTTGAATATGCAAGGAATCAAGCAAAATGGAAAGCAGCAAGAGAGTATTGTGCTGACCGTTTGTGGGAATTTAAAGTAATCACCGAAAAAGAATTAGATATATGAGTAGACTAGATCCTATAATGAAAAATTTAATCGGTACAGAGAGTCCCGATGATTTAGCAACAGAAATATTGGGTGTATTAACTGAAGGAAGTAATGTCCCAGAGGCAGGAAATTATTATGTTTTTGTTTACCGTGCGAAAACTCCTGGCATTGCATATGATTCGCACCCACTTGTTGCTGTCACCGATGTATTTCAATGGGGATTCAAAGGATTAAATTATCATTGGGGTGAAATGAGACAATATACATTTCAAGAAGTGGTTGGTGGATTATACAAAATAGATGAAATGGAGTTAAGAGATTTAAGAACTCTACCTTTTGTCAAAATCGTACTAAATACTTAAAAAAAGTCATATGGCTAAAGGAGAAACTTACTATAATCATAATATTTCATCAGATAGCACCGATAGAGCTCTTGAGACTAATGGTAAGTCTACAGAAACTGATGTAGAAAATAAGAAGAAGCCAGGTACAAAAACTACTTCAAGAAGAGGGAGAGGGAGTCTTAATTTATCATATCCACTAGCAACAGGTCCAAGTCAAAGGACTGGAGATAGACTTGTTATTAAATGTATACAATTTAAGAAACCACCTATGGGTGGAGGAGCATCAATTAATATACAAAATTTATTGAAAAAAGATAGTGCAGGAAATGTATCTGTTATAAGTAGAAACGCAATAAGAGAGAAAAAATATACGGTCAATGGTTTTGATCTGAAAAGTAAAGTTAAGTTTGATTTTGAGGTGGAAGATGCAACAACAAGACATAGAAAATCACAACAAATAAAATATAGAATTGAATTACCAATACCACAAGATGTAAGTGATTCAAATTCAGTTACTTGGGGTGAAGATAGGGCAAACGCACTTGAACTCGGTGCTCTCGCAGCAGCAGGTGCAATAATGGGTAGTAATGATCTCACAACAAGCACTGTTCAAGCTGCACAAGCAGCAGTTGAGACATTCAATGCAGGAATTAGTTTTGATAAAATAAATCCTGAAACTCAAGGTGCGATAAGGGCAGCACTATCAGGTGCTGCGATTGGTGCATTAGGTTCAAATATAACTCCACAAAGTGTTATATCACGTTCTACAGGTCAAATTCTGAACAATAACTTAGAGTTACTTTTTTCAGGAGTTAATCTAAGAACTTTTCCATACAGCATAACATTTTCTCCAAGAAGTTCTGCAGAGGGTGAAGTGGTAAGAAAAATTATAAGGCAATTAAAAGCATCTATGGCACCAAAAGCTGGTGATGCAAATGGAGGTGCACAAGGTATTTTTATAAAATCACCTGATGTATTTCAGTTGAAATACTTAAAAGATGATACAGACCACCCTTTCTTGAATACTTTTAAAATGTGTGCATTGACAGGAATGAATGTTAGTTATACAAATTCAGGAACTTATTCAACTTATGAGAACGGAGTTCCAGTAAATATTAGAATGAGTTTAACATTTAAAGAACTCAACCCAATATATCATGAAGATTATCAAACAACAGCCGCAGGACCAGGAGTTGGATACTAATGGGATTTTTTAACGAACTACCAGATATAGCATACCAATCACCGCTATCACATAAAAATTCATCAACGGATTATATTATTATTAAAAATATATTTCGTAGTGCAAAATTAATGGATTATGTGAGGGGAGGAGCGATTGCAAATCAAAAATTTGTATTAAGAGATGGTGATAGACCAGATACAGTTGCAGAATTTTTATATGGAGATGCAACTCTAGATTATATTGTTATATTAGTTGCAGGTATTACAAATATTCATCACGAATGGCCACTTCAAGATTACCAAATATATGATTATGCTTTAGACAAATATGGTTCAGAGGCAAAAATGAATGAGGTACATCACCACGAAACTTTTGAGATAAGGGATGACAACAATCGACAAATTTTACCACCAAATTTAATTGTAGATAGTGATTTCAAACTCTATGGTTCAGCTACCCAATTTGGTGGTACTAGATATAATTTATTTTCTCAAAGTGGTAACAGGCAACTTGATGATAAATCAGAGTATTCTGTTGTAACAGATAATATAGCTAGACCAGTTACAAATTTAGAGTTTGAGTATACAGTCAATGAAAAGAAAAGAGAAATTGATGTGTTAAAAAATGGTTATGTGAACACATTCATTAATGATTTAAGAGATATTCTTAGATACGATAGAAATTCTCAGTATATTACATCAAGTTTAGTTGGAAGTGAAAATACTGAAAATGTAAATCCATAAAAAAAGGGGGTCGTTTGACCCCCGTATAATTATTCTTCTGCAAGTTTTGCAAAGTACGATAGTGCATCGTCCTCCTCTTCTGCAACTGCAGGAGTTGGTTTGGATACAGCAGCAGTTACTAACTCTTCTGCTTCTCCACGATCAGTATCTTCCTCTTCAAACTGTGGTGCAGCGGACTTCTTATTTCCAAGAACATAATCTAGACGAGTCTTTAACTCTTCATATGTCTTGAACTGGTCTGGTGCAACAATCTCAGCAAGTGAGAACTGTTTCTTCCAGAGTGATTCCATTGCGTCATCGTCATCAAGTAAAGGTGTTGGTGCAGCAAATTCAGAACTATCATAGTTTCTGTAACCTGCAACATTCTTTGCCTTTAACTTAAAGTTTGCACCTTGCCAGAAATCGAATGGATCGATTGCTTCTTCATCCTCAAACTCAGGTTGCATTGCTGCAGTAAGTTTGTCAAAGATTTTCTTTCCATACTTGTATAGAAATACTCTACCTTCGTTTTCAGGATTCGCAGGGTCTTTTACAACATAGATGTTACTAACGTAAGTTAATTTACGTTTTTGTTTTCTTGCAGTTTCTTTTCCTGCATCTGTACCATTATTCCAGAGTAATGAATTGTACTCGGAAACAGGGTCTTTCTGCCCTAGTGTAGTGAGTGAGTTTTCGATAAACCAACCACCAGGTCCTTGGAATGCGTGTGAATATAGTTTTACAAATGGTAAATCTTCACCTTCGGGTGCAGGTAGAAATCTGATAACAGCATAACCGTTACCTCCTTTGTCTACATCTAACTTCCAGATACGGTCATCAGCGTTACCGCCCGTGTTATTCATCTTCTCGACTTCTTTAACTAACTTTGCAGTAAGTGAGCCAAGTTTAGATTGTTTTTTAAGGTCTTTAAAAGACATTTAGATACCTCGGATAATTTGGATATTTGGATAATTGGATTATAGCATATCAACTCTTAAGAGTCAATACCCTTCTTTAGATTCTCAATAGTATTTGACATTCCAGAGAATAATAAACACATATCAGTTCCCTCTGGAAATCCCATAAGTTCAACTGATTTCTGTAAATGATTCTTTAGGTCTATCGCTTCTTGGTCATCAGATAGACTAATACGTGTATACATCACTTTTTGTCTTTCTAATAATTCAGTAAGTTTTTCAATGTGTTCAATTTTATCTTCACGACTAAAAGTACCAAACTTCACTGCATTACGATAAATCGTCATTTGCAATTCGTTTATCTCTTGTAGTTCTTCACGAACTATATCGGAATCAAAAAAATCACTCATATATTTTTTAAATTAAACACATAGATATTTATATTAACCAGAAATAAATCTTTATACATTAATTAATTTTCGTAGTATTTTCTTAAATTGAAAAACATTAATACTAAGAAATGGTTTATACTTACTTATTTTTAAACTTACAGTTTCCCATACTGGGTCAAAAAGTTTTTCATCAAATTTTTCTGAAAAAGAAAATATAATATCAAATATGACAAATGTTTCTAGTGAAATATCTCCACCTAAGAATCTTTTTAATATAATGGGATGACCCTTTCCACAATGGAATAAATTATCTAACTTATTATTTTCTAATAACTTTTCTGATTCTTCTTTAAAGAGATATGAAATACTTTGTTGTCTTCTTGTCCAATCTGCATATGTTCTCTCGCCAGAGTTGATTATTTCACCTATCCATAAATTTTTTGGATTATCAGATGTAACAAAATTTGCTAATAAAAAATCAACTATCTGGTCATCAGAATATTTTCTCGATGTTTTTTCAAACCAATACTTATCTTTTCTTTTATTAAAAGATGTCACGGTTGCACGAGATTTACCACCATATCTAAAAAAGTCATACTTACGATTAGTAAAATGACTTTTCATTGATAGATATGATTGATAAGTTTCAAATGGTGTCACTTTCATCTTCACTCTCTTCAGTATCTAATTCTGTAATTGCATCAACAGGAACTTCAGCTTCTCCTATTCGATACCAGTGTTGGTCAACACCAATACTATCAGGTCGTACACCTAAGTATTTTAAATCAGGGAAAGAATGCTCACGAAGCATCGCTTGCAATCTCCAATGTATTAATTCAGTTTTGGAAGGCATTATAAAGGTAGTTTTGCTCTTGATGTGGGTTTCATAAAGTTAAGACGGGTCGCATCCCATTTCAATCTTTCCTTCAAAGGTTTAGATATTAACTTCGATACTGATTCTACCTCAATATTATTAGTTTCGCAATAGTAACAGATTGCATCAATATAATTGAAGTCCTGTTCTTCGGCAACAATCTTTTCAATCTCGATTGCAAATTTTGAAGGTGTCAAGAATTTATTCTCGATTGCCTGTTCTAATTCTTTATTTGGTTCCATAGAGTTCCAGTTTATCTTGAATAAATTTGTTAATGTATTCTCCGAGGAGTTTGATGTACTTTGCTTTGTTGTATTCTTCATAGACGACGCATTCTCCATTTTCACAGGACATAATGATTACTAATTTTTTAACAGAAATACCTGTTATTTCGTAAAGCATACAACCGTATGCCATACACTGGACAAAGTAATGTTCAATCCAGTTTCTTGGTTTTGGTTTTTTTGAAGTTTTGAAATCTATTATTGCTAACTCACCGTTATATTCAGCAATGCAATCGACTGTTCCAGCAATTCCTAGTTGCTTACTATAGAGTGAACCCTCTAAAGCGTAAATATTATTTATATTACCAATTTTTTCTTTCGCAACACTAAACAAAAAATTGGATATTGGAAGAACCTTCTCAGGTTTTTCCTCATTCAATAAATGATGTTCAGTTAAAGTGTGAAAGTCAGTGCCACGACTTGTAGCTGCTTTGGTAACACGGTCTGCTTCTTCATTACCAACTCTCTTTCGCCATTCAACAAATATTTGTTTGTTGAAATGACTTGTGACAGATGTAATCGAAACTAATTTAAGTAATTCATCTTCATCGGGAACAGAATAGTAGCGTACACCATCTATCGTTTCCCTTGTTAATTTTGGAAGATCTATATCTACATGATTAAACATTAAAGTCCAACTTCAAGTTTTGCAATAATATACTCTTTGACAAGTCCAGAACGAACTATATCATCAATACCAAACTCTATTATATCAAAAGATGGCATTTTACGCAATATGTTAAGAAAATCGTGTATGCCATTCCTGTCATTTGTTTTGACTAAATCTGTTTGACTTGCATCTCCACAAAAAACAATTCTACTGTTCTCACCTACACGAGTTATGATTGAATCTAATTCGTGAAAATTAAGATTTTGAAATTCATCAACAATTACGATAGCATTATCTAAAGTAGTGCCTCGAATAAAAGATGTACTCCAAAATTTAATAGTATCTTGTGCTTTTAGATTACCATATAACATTTCAAAATCTGCGTCTGATGGCATTTGAAACATATACTTTACCATATTTTTATATGGTATCTGGTAAATATCAGCTTTATCTTCGTGATCACCAGGTAAAAAACCAATCTCACGAGTTGAAACTAATGAACGAACAAGATAGATTTTTTCGTACGGAGTGGTCTCATCTAAAACATCTGTAATAGCATTATATAAAGTGATAAAAGTTTTACCTGTACCTGCTGTACCATATGTCACAATATGTTTATGTTGTGAATATGATTCAAAGAATTTTTTTTGATTCTCTGTAATAGGTTCAATATCAAGAAGGTATGTTGTACTAATCGGTTTTTTCCTCTTCATTTGTTTAGTGGTTAAACCGATACCAATGGGATTATCCCCATTAGTCTTCTTTTTTCTTGGCATTTGTCTAAAGCGTTTTTACTCTCGAACCTGGTGATTTTTGTGCCTTTCTAAGCACATCATTCCAACCTGGTTTAGTCTTTCTCAACTTATCTTTCCACTCACCTACTTCACCAACACCTGGCATTGTAGAGGGATCGGAATAATCCCTTGACCAATCAGGGTTGTCTATTGTCCACTGATCCCATTTTGTGACACTCATCACAACTTCTTTTTGTTCACCAGTTTTCGTATTAATTACAGGATAAGTTGCCATAAATTATAAAGTTATGTGTATTATTTAGACCCATTCCAGAGCCTCAGATACAGTTGGAAACTGTTCGGTAAATATGGATTTACAAGCATTTGCAATCTCCATATGTTCTTTTTGCGTTCCGTGACCAGAACGTAAATCAATATAATGCACCCAAGAACGAACACTACCAGACATATAGATACGAGTTGGAGTTGCTAAAGGAAGAACAAATCTTGCACATTCCTTTGCGATACCCTCTCTCAGTAATTCATTATACAAATCAAGACCTTCGTTAAAATAATTCTGAATTCTACCAAGTAACATTTTTGATTGTTTCTCTGGTATATCATCAATACTATTTTGACGATTTTTGGTATCTTGTCTTCTTAATTCTGGTAATGGTATATTAGTTTCTAGTAAATTTGTATCTGCATATCTTTGACTAAATTCTTGAAATGTAAAGGAACGATGCCTTAAAATTTGTGCAGCTAATCCTCTTGTAGTATTAATTTCAAGAGTCATAAATGCTTGTTCAAAAATTGACCAATGTTGATGCTTAATACAATATCTTAATAATCCCGCATAATTATCATTATTTTGATTGTTAGGATTACTTACACGAGCACAATATGCCATTAATTTTTCGGCATCTGGAGAGACACTAATAAGTGATACGTTCATTTAAATCCTTTTGATGTTTTTTCTTCAATAAGTGCTAATTCATTTTTAGCAACTTTTAATTGTTCTTTGATTAGTTTGTATTGTTCATCATCAAAAAGTTCTCTTTTTCTCAAGAGTCTTTCTAATAACTTTACTAATCTTTTTGCTCTACTAGTCTGGGTAGCCATCATCGTCATCGTGTAACTCATCATAATCACTTACCTCTTTAAAGGCATGTGAATTTTTGTACAAGTCAACATCTGAATAAATTTCTGCTTTTATAGCGTCTACTGATAATTCTAGTTGACGAACTAATAGTTTAAGTTTTTCTTTGTCCATAAAACTATTCTTTCATCTAATTATAACATAAAAAAAGAGGGGTCGCAACCCCTCTTGTTTTGTTAGCTACAAGGTGATGCCTTGCTTTTAACTTTTAGACCACGATACATTAAATCGTGTCTTTCACGCTTTGTTGCTTCCGCAACAACTTTTGCGTTGTACTCTTCAGTGTCATACTCGACACCACGGTAAGTAACTGTTGCCATTTGCT